TTTAGCTTATGTAAGTGGAAAGATAAGAGAAGCTAACATAAACTTTGATACTTCTAAATATATTTATAAAGTGGTTTTTGAAACAGAGAGATTTAATGAAAAGATAAAATTATTCTACAAGCCTCATGTAAATATTAAGAGGTCTGTAAGCGAAGGAATAGTAAATGGTAAATTAATAACAAGATTATAAAATGGCAATAAATAAATTAGTATCAATTAAAAACCCAATAATAAATGCGATGGACATGGCTGCTTTAGACCATGATAACCATTTACCTTTATTTACACAATGGGCTACAGAAGCTGAAATGGAGATAGGTAGCTACTATCAATTTACTCGTCAATGGGCTTTATTGGATGTTTGCGGATGTACTGCTGCTCCAATACCTTGTAATGCAGTAAAGATAGAAGCGTCTGTTGTAGGCAACCACATGGATAATTGTTGTGGTGTATTTGGAAACATATTAGGAACGGATGGACCTTTCCTTAATACAATTATTCAAAATACTACAGGTATGTTAATTATTGATGCTGGTAGCGGAGATAATAGTAATACTTATGGACAAGTTCAGTTTCATGTTCAAAACAATAAAATAATATTTGATGCTAAATACGGCATTAAACAAATAACTATTCAGTTTATAGGTTACGAATTAGATTGTGATGGGTTTATGAAAGTTGGTGAAAATCATATTCAAGCTATTACAGAGTACATACTTTACAAATGGTGCTTAAGAAAAAGAAAAAAGAGTGGTGCTGACTTACAAGAAATGCAATGGCATTATACACAATGGGATAGATTATGCGCTCACTCAAGAGCTTTAGATGCAGAATTAACACCAACAGATAGAGAAGAAATAGCACAAATTTACAACAACCCATTAGCGGGTAGAGGATTATTCCTTGGAATGACTAACCCTAACAGTTACGGATATGGAAGAACAGGCAATTATTAATACATTCAGTAATGGTATAAATCAAGATGTAGACTTTATTTTACAACCTGATGGAACCTATAGGAATATGAAAAATGGAATGCTTATCTCTATGGATGGGCATCATTTTACAATAGAAATATCCAAAGGAAACAAGGTTTTTAAAACCTTAACCCCTAGATATGCCGAAGATGAAACCTTATTTGATGTTAATCCTATGCCTATGGGATTTGTTTCTTTTATAGATAAGTTAGTTGTATTTAGCACTAATGATAGTGGAACTGGCGGATATGGAGAAATAGGTGTAATGACTTTTAAGAAGATACAAGATGATTTTGTGTCTACATACACTCCTTATTATCATCATCCCGATTTAAACTTTTCTAAGTATCATAAAATAGAAGGATTTTCTTTTAGAGAGAATGATGCAACGGAAAGAGTTTACTTTACAGATAACAACAATGAGCCTAGAGTATTTGATATAGCCAACCCTATATTTACTACTTATATAGGACTTGGAGGCATAGATATAACTTCGGTAATACCTAAGCAATACATGGTTTTGAGTGGGGTTATAGATTATGCAGGAACACTATACGGGCCAACGGATGGAAGTGGAACTATAGTTGGAAACATATTTACTTCAGACGGAATAAATAATACATATTCTTTAGTTACAGCTAGCGCAAGTGTAATAGAATACTATCCTATATCTTTATTAGATTGGACTCCAACTAGAAGCATGGGAGACATGAGGTTTAAAGAATACGGAGCTGGTACAAAGAATTGCGGTTCTAGTATATATTTTTATAGACTTTTTTCAACTGATGGTAAAGTTTATACTACTTGGAGTTACCCAAGCTCCCCTATACATGTAGGGATGGATAATATAGCTGCCGCATTAACAGGAAATGATTATAGAGATTTTGTTGGTAATGGTAGTGATACAACTATAGTTGCAAGCCCTTATTCCGTTATAGTTACTGTTTCTGATGTAGATACAGATTTTGATGTAATAGAATTATGTTGCGCGGAATACAACCAAATAAATGATATTCCTTACATTATAAGAATAGTAGCTCAAGCTCCCGTAACTTCTTCTGTTGTAGATATAGAAGATAATGGTTCTTCTAATTTTGGAGAAGTATCTATAAATGATTTAACATTATTTCCCGCTAGTATCTTAAAAGTAAAAACATTAGCAACAGATAAAAATTATAACTTAATAGGAAACATAACAGAAAGAGAAGAATTTGATTTAGATTTAACGGGAGTTACTTTAACTCAAATTAACTATCCTTTAGTTTCTCATGGAGATTTAGACGTTTGTGCAAATGGAAATGTTTATGCTGATGTTAGCCCTACAGTTGGAGCTAATCCAGGAACAGGAGACGTTTTGCCTTATAGCAGATGGCTTGTTACTTTAGGAAATGATACTACAGATACGGTAGAGTACCCTGATGGTAGTGGTACTTTTTATGTAACCGGAGATGTTATAACGGGTATTCCCTACTCAGCAGCTACAGGAGATGAATCTACAATAGCATTTACTGGAGGTGGAGCTGCTAGACCTTGTACTACAAGAAACAGATATACTTCTATCGCAACGGGAAAAAGAGTTGAAAACGCAATAGAGTTTACTGAACAGGCAAGTGCATTTTGGGATTATAAAAACCCCGCTGTAGCATCTCACAATAAGGGGTATTGGAGTGATGAAAGATACAGATTTGGAATATTATTTTTTGATAAAAAAGGTAATCCTTATTATGTAAAATATATTGATGATTTTGATTTTAGTAAAATTTATGACAAAGGAAGTTTATTAGTAGAAAATGATGCCACTAGCTCATTAAAATCTTATGCGTTAAATCCATCCGCAATTAAATTATCGGGCTTAGATATACCTGAATCTATAATGAATGAGGTTAGCGGATTTAGTATAGTTAGAGCAGAAAGAGATAAACGTATTTTAGCTCAAGGTTTATTGATGCAAACGGTTATAGACCCTACCCCTCCTGATTTGTCTAATAGAATAATGCCATTGCCCGTTATTAAAACCGATTATAGTCGTTGGCAAACTTTTATAAATAGTAAAGGTATTTTATGTTGCTGTATTTGTCCCGATTGGCTAGTTGGATACGTTCAAAATAATGTTCAATCAGGTATAGGTTATGTTGGTCAAAAATTAGAAGAAGCGTTTTGGGTAGACGGAAATTTTAAAGCAGATGGAGATTATAGAGTTCAAACAAGTAAAATGTTTTACACTAGACCTCCAGATGTAGATACTAGTTATCAATCAATGACTTTATTAGACATGAACGGCTATGGAAGTAAGGGATTTAATGAAGATGACGCTGCTTTAAGTATTATAGGGGATGGTAGACCGTTTTATAATACGTTTTCCGATTTAGACCCTTCTGCTATGCAACTTGGAGGTAATTACAGTTGTTCTGGCTCTCCTGCTTGGGTCGCGGGAGGCTCTTATATAAGAACGATAGGTTGCAAAAAATTATTAGTTTTAACATCATATTTTAGGATGTACGCATATCCTGGTTCTAATTATGACGATTGGGGCGCAAGATTTGAACCTACAAAAATTGTAGTTAATTATTTATCTAATAAAGATAAAGCGTCTCAATACGGAGGTCAAGGATTATCTGCAATAGCAGAAACTTTATATATGTCTACAGGTCATTTTCAACCTATTAATGATGCTGTTAAAGCGGATACTTTAAATGGAACTTTTACTAGTGGAGAAAACAAATACACTTTTAATGATGTAGAAGTTTTTGGAGGAGATTGTTTTACTAACCTTGTAGATATTGGATGGGGATTATGGAATAACGCTTTTTTTCCAGATAATCAATCAATGTCTTATTCTATGTTTATTCCAATGGAGTGTAGTGTAAATTATAATTTAAGGAGAGGAATTAAAGCGTCTAATAAAGGTATGTATCCAAATGGGTCAATAGCTTGGGATAATGGTTTAGCTACTATATTAGAAGGTTATAGTTATAATAAAAGTTATAGCACGGATGGCACTGTTATTAAATACCCTGGCTTACCTTTTAATTTTACGTTTAGTGGAAAGTTTGAATACAGAACTAGATTTGCAGGAGTTAAATATCCCGGCGAATCTGTAGATTCATTTAGAAAGTTTCTGCTTAATGATTATAAAGATTTAGATGGTCAGTTAGGAGAAATCAATAACATTCGTTCTAAGGACGGCAGAGTGCTTATATGGCAAAACCATGGAGTTAGTTCTGTTCCTATCTTAGAAAGGCAATTATTAGCTGCTACAAGTGGTGCTGCAACAACAATAGGTACGGGTGGAGTAATAGACCGATTTGACCCTATCAATTCTTATTATGGTAATCAACATCAACATGGATTAACATCTACAGAATACGGATACATTTGGTTTGATATGAGAAATAGAGCTTTATGTATAATGAGTGTTGGCGGAAATGTTCAAGAAATATCATTAGCTAAAGGTTTACAAGCTTACTTTAACAATCAATTTAACGAGGGAGATGATACTAATCTAACTGCTTCTAATATCTACAATACAAATAATTACTCTATGCCTGAAATTCCTTTATTAGGATATGGTATAGTGGGAGTTTATGACCCTAGATATAAAATGTCTTATTTAACATTTAAGTATGCGGATGATAAACTAATTGATTTAGAGGATGAGATTATAAGTATAACTGCAAAAGACTTTACTATCGGTTATTCTCATGTATTAAATGCTATTGTAGGATTCTATGATTTTACTCCGGGAATATGGCATAATCATAATGATTTAGTATTAAGCGCTAATAACTCTAAAAACTATGTTTATTATGGCACGGGAATGGCTCCAACTACATTTAACATAGGAGATATTGTTAAAATTAATAATACATTCTTTGAAAACGAACTTTGGGGAGAATACATTTGTATTAAACAAGTTACTATAGATGATTATCTTTCCGACCTTACTTTAGAACCTGCTTACCCAGGAAGTATTTATTGGGTTAAGATAAACGCAGAGAATGAGATATATTTACAAACATTCAATACTGATTATTGTAAGTTTTATGGTAAAGTTTATGACCACGAAGTAGAGGTTATTGTTAATCCAAAAGCGGACCAAGCATTCTCTGTATTAAGAATACAACAAAAGTCTAACGATAATAATTATACTTCTGTTTACTTCTCTACAGATGACCAATCTGCTCAAGATGTTAATATTGTTAATAATAGCAAGACTTATAGATATATAGATAAGAGTTATTATAGCTCTGCTCCATTACCAAGAACAGGCGGTAGATTGACAGACCACTACGTTAAGATTAAATTTGTATTAAAGAATTATTTAACTAATCCTACTATAGCTAAGAATAAAAATAAGATATTCCAATTCTTAAAAACTTGGTTTATATCTAGGGATTAAAAATAATTTAAAAAAAATATGACAAACTTGTAACCTTTCATAGCTTCTTTCGTTTAACAAGTATAAACCCTTTAAAACTTAGAAATTATGAAAGCAATTACATCAACAATCTTATTAGCAGTTTTAAGCATTAACTCATTATCTTCTCAAATTAAAAGAACATCTTACTACAACGAAACATTAAAAAGAGATGTTGTAGCTAGATATAACGAAGATGCTTTAGTGTTCGACTCTCCATTATTATCTGATGAGAAGATATTTGTAAATGCAAAATCAGATAGTTTAGATAAAGGATTTATTAACTTCTTTATCTACATCTACTTTCCAAAAAACATTAATCCTGAAGGATTTAATATCGTTTTAGGATACACGGATGGAACTACTGATATTTTCCAACAAGTTAGATTTGATAAAGAAGATAACTATACTGAATACAAAGCTGTAGATAACATTAATAATATCTCATCTAAAAAAGTGCAATACATTACACTTAGAGGTGTTAAAAAGTTTAATATTTCTGATAAAACATATTTTGTGGACTTCTTTAAACATTTATAGTTATTTGTTTTTTTACTACATTTGTTATACTAAAAAAATGTAGTTATGCTAGACGATAAAGATAAAAATCCTAAAAAAGCTTCTGATACAGATACTAAAGATAAAAATCCTAGAACTGTTTCCGAAACAGATACCTTAAGAAAAAGAGCGAAAATTGTTAAAGAAGCTCCAACAGGACCTGAATGGGAAAAAATCACTTCTGATGGCGAAGAAATTTATGTAAAGAGGGCGAAAGGCTCAGAGCCTGATTCTACAAGTAGAAGAATAGAAAAAAAACCTGTTGATATTA